CCATCCATGTTTCTTTAATCTTTCCTCTGAAATCTCAATATATTTCCTTATCCTATCTATACCTATCCAGTTTCTGTTTAACATATGTGCCATTTTACAGGTTGTACCGCTACCACATAGGGGATCTAAGACTAAATCTCCTTCATTAGACCACGATATAATGTGGTCTCTAGCCAACTGTTCTGGGAAAATAGCAGGATGATCAAAAGCTACCTTATCTGAAGTTGATACATTACCACCAGCACTGATCCGCCATATATTAAACCTCATACCATATTTATCTGTTGGTGGTGTATCTTCTCGCTGTTGGAGACTACCATCAATGTGTCTTTTCATGTTCTTGCCCCATCGTTNTTTNCCNGCATAAACATTTTCCCTNTCCTTAANNGGGTTNAATGTTTTTAATTTACCTTTNACAAANANAAACATATATTCAAAAANNTGATGATACCGATTANTGGAAGGATTAGANAANCCAGTCTTTTGGTAAATCATAGTATCATGTGCTTTAAAACCACATACATCTTTGAAATACATTGCTTGTTTAAAAGATGTGAAGCTCTCTGAACCATCTTTTGTTTGGTCGCCAACCACCCATACAACCACACCACCAACTTTGGTTACTCTATACAGTTCTTTAGCAATCTTTTTAAAGTCTTCAAAGACAAAAGAAGAACCTTCATAGGTACGCATCCTGTCGTATGGCGGCGATGTTACTGTCAAATCAACAAAGTTATTTGGCATTTCAGACATAACTTCCGCGGCTTCACCTAGGTAGAATTTATTTACTTTCATTCTCATTCATCCCTTCTTATATCAACTTGGTGTCTAGCCATTTGATCAACTATATCATTTAGTTCGTTACCGGAATGTGCTTTAACTTTAATAACCTGTATTGTAATAAGTGGATTATCTATGAAAGATAAAAGCTCCTCCCATAGATCCCGATTCTTAACATCTTCTCTCTTAGCATTTTTCCATCCATTGTATCTCCATTTCTTATACCATCCATCTTTAATGCAGTTACTTAGGTAGGCACTATCTGTGTATATTTTTACTTTAATAGGGTCAGTTTGAAGATAGCTGTGGCTAATTACTGATAACCCTGCTATTGCAGCAGTTAGCTCCATTCTCTGATTTGTTGTATGCTGTTCTCCACCAGCACCCTTTACTCCCGTTGGTGGCATATTTGTACCTTCTTCATAGATAAGGTACCCCCAGCCGCCAATGCCAGGATTGCCACTGCAAGCACCATCAGTATATAGAACAAATGTTTTCATCATTGCCTCCTAAAATCCAAAGTTGTTTTGTTCTTCTTTGATATTATAATCAGTAACAATTACTTGATAAGTTACCCTGTCCCGCCATATATTCACATCGCATCTGCCTACTAAACTTACAGATACGGGTCCGCTATACTGACGAATGTACTCTGGATCTGCATTGAAAATAACATAGGTTATATCATTAGATGAGAACTTAACATGATTTCCAGTTTTGCCCATAAATGTAAAGTCTTCAGGGAATAAATGGATGTTCTTTACAGCAATAAGTGGTTCATCAAAACCCTTGCCCCACAAACTACGGAAAATGATAATCTTTTGTATTACGGAAGGTGTTAACTGTGATGGTTCAAACTCAAAGTCTACAAGATAGGAGTCAACAAAACTGCTTTCTTCTAAATTATCATTGCAATACTCTAAAAACTTATCAATATTTTCTTCCTTAATCTTCGCCCCAAAAGCCGACTTATGTCCTTCTGCAAATTCAAATAGGTCTGTTGTATTTAACAGTTTCTTTAAATCTTCAATCTCACTAAGACCGTAATTACGTCCGCTACCAGTGTAGCTTTGTTCTTCGTCTGCAACCAATACAAGAGTAGGCTTTTTATATTTATGAGCTAGTTGGTTTGCAACCAATCCTATAATACTTCTATTAGGCGATTCTTGTAAGGTTATCACCATAACAGGTTGAGATAGTAAGTCATCATCAATGATATTCTCCTCTATCTCCTGCTGTATGCCATCTACTATCCTCTTTTGTCTTGCCTTGGCATTTGAACAAACTCTAGCAGCTTGCTCAGCTATTGTTTCCACTGCATCTTTTGAAGAACCTTTTTTTGTTGATGGAACTTTCTCATTACCTCTAATAAATGCATTGAACATCAGTTCCTTCTCTTCCATTGTTCCAACCCTAGTGATAGCATTAATTAATGGCGCTATATAAAACATTACAGCAACAGTATTAATACCGGATGACCCTATTGAATAGCTCTGTTTTTCAATTAGTGCTTGAAAGAAAGGGTTTCTAATATTCTGTAAACCATGATGGATAATATATCTATTTTCCAATTCCCTTACATCCATCATATCAGCGATGAGACCCAGGGCCGCCAAATCTAAATATTCATCCGCTGGTGTAGACCCTGCTTGCTTAGTGAAAGCAGCACAAAACTTATAAGCCATACCAGCACCTGATAACTGCTTATTAGGATACCTTTTAGACAACTGATTGTTAACAACAACTGCATGTTCTGAGTATTTTAATGCTTCGTGGTGATCTATAATTAATATATCAATACCCATATCTGCTAAAATTCTATGCTCCTCATATTGGTTGCTGCCAGCATCAATAACTACTAATAGATCTGTTTCTGTTGGGATTTTATCTAATATAATACCGTGTTGTCTCTGTTCATGTACCATCCATTGGATTCGTATATCAGGATATATTTGCTTCATGAAGTTATAAAAGATTGCAGCTGACGTATAGCCATCAACATCGCTATCTACAATTAAAAAAATGTTTCCTTCTGTGCCTATATGATGATCTAATAATGAGCATCCTTCCATTATATTATCTAGTAAATAATAGTCATTTAAATTTGTCTCAGTTGGGTTTAAAAATTGTATAGTAAAAGGTGTATTTCTATTCTTGAATATCATATTACAAAAGAACTTGTCGTCAAAGGGTTGATATTGATAATCTGAAATTAATTCATAACGCAATAGTAGTCCCTCTCTTTCTATAGGTTTAAATGAGTTTTAACTTCAACTCTTGATTTCATTAGTTGTTCAAATACACCCTTACCTTGGTCTATAGGTGCATCTTTTAATGATAATAGATTTTTCTTGTCAACCACAATAGAAGTTTTAGTATATGTAGCTAATTTTTTAGCTATATCTCTAACTCTATTGATACCTTCATTTCTATTGCCTGGTTTATAGTTCTCACTTTTATCAAAAGCAATGATNACNTCATCCGCATAATAAGCAATCATTCTTTTTTGATAGTCAGAGATCTTGTCTCCGCAAACTGCAACTGCACAGTTATACTCAGGATAAAAGCTCTCCATTTTCAATACACTTTTCTCACCTTCAAATACAATAATCTTCTTTAGTGTTTTAATGTTCTCAAGATTCTCCCCAATGCCGTATAGATTATAACTCAATGGGTGGGAGTAAACTGTGTTCTCAACTTTGATAGGTACATATTTCATACCTCTATCTAATAAGTCTTGATTTAAATTACGGCAGCGAATACCTATTAAGTGCTTATCAATATCATAATGTGGAATGATAATCCTATTATTTGATAAATCAAAACGAATATTAAACTTATCCATAGCTTTTTTAGAGATTCCCTCTTCAATCCAAGAGATATGATATTTTTTTGCATAGATCTCTAAGACTGTAGGATCATATTTCTTTAGTGCCTCTACACTAAATGAGTTTCTTTGATACTTTTTAATGAAGTCCCAATCGCTAATACGATCCTCTTTGGGTAAGTTATTTGTGATAACAGAATAACCAGTGAACTGTTGTACGAACAAGATAGCTTCTGTGAATGTTATACTCTTAACCTTTTGCACCAATCCATAAATGTCAAAAGTTCCATCACATTCAGTATAACAGGAAAATAGCTTGGAATTATCATAGTAATATAACTTATAGCTACCGCCAGTATGATTATGACATATAGTTTGAAATACTAAATTGCCTTTATTATCTGTTCTAGGAGGATCGCTACCTAAATGGCAGACAATATTTGTAATATCCTCTGGTGTCAATGAGTTTTTTAGATCCTCTTTATCTATCACTTAGGGAGTAGCACCTCCCATATCTTAGTCTTCCGTAATCTCTATATTCAATGACTGTACAGGAATTAATGTATAGTCATTCTTAGTTACAAATAAATTCTTCAAACGACATGTACCCAAATCAACATAACTCCATACTTTAACATTCTGATATGGACTTCTTCGCAATTTGTAAATATGAAATACCAAATTAGGTGACTCAACTAATTCAAATCCCTTCTCCAAGATTGGTTTTAATGCATCTAAGTCTTCTTTAGTAGGCTCTAGTGCAATCATTCCTACATCTAATTTATCAGCTATAGCTTTAGCACCACGAATAATATTCTGATTAGCTGTTTTACGATTCTCCCAATCTCCTGAAACTTGTGTAGCGGTGTACATAAAGATACCAAGCTCATTACATAACTCTTTTAAGTTCGTAGAAAACATATGCAAAATATTATCTTCTCTCAACCTAATGCCGCCAGATTCTTTACCAACCTCTGATAACATTTTCATTGTTGTGTGTAAATAATCAAA